CACGTTAGAGAGCGTGGTTGCTTTGAGATACATACCAGCGGGATAACCAAACGCCTTAAACAACCCTTCAGTCAATATAATGGTTTCACCTTGTGGTGGCCATACTTTACCCGCAGATTTGGTTGCAGTATCAAAGGCAGTAGCAAAACTTGTGATTGAATCTGCCCATGGAGCAATCGTGCTAGATGAAATTCCACAATCACGGGTTACCCCAACAATATGGATTGGAACGGTCCTAGCTGGTCTTGAAGCATTCCATTCTATAGTCGTTAGATTGTCGGCGTGTACCTCTAAGGAATTATTCTTAGACATATCTAAAAAATCTTTATTGAGAGATCCCGTATAATCAGCTGGATTCGGACTCGGCCATGCTCTTTTAAATAAGTATCTAAATAATTTTGAATTTGACCCATCCTTTATCATATCTGAGGCAATATGGTATCTCTGGTCTTGTGTTAAGTCATTTAAATTCATAGGTTGTTTCCCAGTACTCATTAAACATTGATTCCATGGTATGGTATAAGTTCTTCCTCCGGGCCAACTACATACAATACCTTCCTCTCCTACATCCATTTTATGGTCATTGCGACCAAGCGTTGCCATATATATATATATATATATATATATATTATTGTAATTCTTAATTTATATAACTTGAAAAATCATTTACGTGTATCGTTGGTAAGGTTGTATCCAACGGTTCTTGTGTTATAAACGTTGAGAAATAAGATTTTTTGATTTCCATTTCAGGCGTACGATTATGAACGGTTCTAGAAATCATTTTATATAGTTTAAAGTCAGGGTATCGTTCTTCACCATTTTGTTTCACTAAAATATTTCGTCCTTTATCGTCTTGACACCATTCTAGTATAATACGGTGTGTATTATCTGTATCTTTTACGCTAGTATAATCTATATCTTCGGATATAACATCAAACAAAGAACACCCTAAACGACATAAATCAAAACTAAAGTTTGGTTCTAGGATGGGTTTATGTTTGTTTAAATACGGTTCACAATTATATTGTGAAGCGGCATCTCCTTTTGGATGAAAACTATCACTACAAAGGATACGTCCACGAAAGCGATAAATGGCTCTACCAAAATCAATGATTTTGTATATTTTTCCAAAGGTTGGAACTTTAAAGGTGGTCCCGTTCCATGTATATACAAGATAGGTATGATGGGTATGGGTATACATAATATTATTGGTATGTAAGTCATTGTGTGTAAGGTGAAAGGTTCGTTGATATACCAGTAAGGACATGACCACTTGACATAATATAGAACGCCATTCGTCTTCCCCTATGGTTTCTTTGTGATGGATAAGGTAATCGTCTAATGTTTCTACACACTTTTCCATCGCAATCACATGTACAGGGAAATTCGGTAGAGTTGCAAGGACATCTTCTTCCACGATGGTGGAATAACCACTCGTGGAATAACCACTCGTGGAAGAGGAGTCTGAGGTAGACTCTTCTGTTTTAGAAGAGACGGAAGAGCATTCACTGTTGAGTGAGGTTTCTTCGGTAGAAAGTGTATCATTTAAATACAATAATTCTAATTCAGTTTCAATCGGAACGGATATCTTTAAGGGGTCCATCGTATCATAAGGAATGTCTATGACTTCACCAATATCCAGAATAGGTTTATTACCTCGGCTTCGTTTAGGAGATTGTTTCGTTATAGGAATATTGATATGAAATAACGTATCATTGTGTTGATTAAAAAAATCCGATTGTGCTATATATTCTATATCATCTGAAATATCACATTCAAAGGTGTTCTTCATGGCAATAAAAGAACCGTAAAATTCTAATCCATGAAAAAAACCATAATGATGTAAAAGTTGATTGGATAAATAATTGAACATACCGTCAATATAAGCAGAATTATTGGAATCACGACATTTTGCATGTTCTTGTAACGACGTATATTGAGGTAAACAACCTATATCATATTCCTTATATCGTCCAACTATATATTTTAAAGGGTCTAACAATGGACTATATTTAAAATATACGTCCTGTTCTTCTTGTACCTTACCGGTTTGTATCGTACAGTTAAATATATTGGTAGTAACTTTATTCTTTACTTCGTACAAGGAACGTGTATGGTTAAACGTAATTGTATTGTAATTATTAGGAGTCAATGAAAAAAACCGATTGTATATAGGTATATAATTTTGTGGAGATTTAACACCCATGACGTCTAGAACACTTTGAAATAAAACAGTATGATTTGGTTTTATATATGTAAATTCCATTAAACAGTGATTATATAATTAATTACATATATAAACTAATTATCCATTCTTGCGGTGTATATAATTCTTTAATTTCTCAATTATTCACAATGTCACGTGAACTAGAACTTGGTAAATTCAATATGAATAGCATTAGTTTTAAACCAGATGAAAATAAAGGACCAGTGGTAGTATTGATTGGACGTAGAGATACTGGTAAAAGTTATCTGGTAAGGGACTTATTATACCATCATCAAGATATACCCATAGGAACGGTCATATCAGGAACAGAAGCTGGAAATGGATTTTATTGCCAACATATTCCTAAATTGTTTATTCATGATGAATATAACATATCCATCATTGAAAATATATTAAAACGGCAACGACAAGTTCTTAAACAGGTAAGAAAAGAACTTGAACAATACAAGCGAAGTACGATTGATTCGCGTGCGTTTGTTATATTAGACGACTGTTTATACGATGCATCATGGACACGTGATAAAATGATGAGATTATTATTTATGAATGGGCGTCACTGGAAAATAATGCTTATCATCACAATGCAATACCCATTAGGCATACCTCCCAATCTTAGAACCAATATAGATTTTGTCTTCATATTACGTGAGCCTTATATAAAAAACCGTAGAATCATTCATGAAAATTATGCGGGAATGTTTCCAACGTTTGAAAGTTTTTCACAAATTATGGACCAATGTACTGAAAATTATGAATGTTTAGTCATAAACAATAATTCCAAGAGCAATCGTTTACAAGACCAAATATTTTGGTATAGAGCTGAACCTCATGGACCATTTAAACTGGGTTCAAATGAATTTTGGGAATTATCCAAAGGTATAGAGAGTGATGATGAAAATATAGTAGCCTATGACCCTGCAACTGCTCGTAAAAAAGGTCCTCATATCAACGTTAAAAAAAACAAATGGAGTTAAGAGTCATGTTTAGTTGAGATATTTTCATGTTCAAACATCTCATGGGTAGGGTCATCACGAGACGACACGAGATTTCCTTGGTCGTTCATCGTTTGTGTTAATTTATTACCACTTTCACTTGCCTTTTTCAAGTTGTCTTCAAATGCTTTTTGTTTTGTAGTACGCACACGATTTTCAAAATGTTGTTTAGCTTTAAATTCATTTTTATGTTTTTCTTGCATGAGTTGGTTTAGTTCCTCTTCCAAATATTCTACCTTACCTGTTTTGTAGGACTCGGGGTCAAATGGCATCCACAATCCAACCGGTCCAACAAATACATCGTGAGACGGGTCACTTTCGCGTAAACTTTTAGCGTGTAGTTCTGCTTCACCTTGTGTAGAAAAAGACCCACGTATTTTGATTCCGCGGGTATTGGTTTGAAAATCAACGGATTCGTCGTATAGACTTTGTAATCTATCTTCATGTTTATCCATGAACGTTTTATATTCATCCGATAATGTAGTTGCAAATAATGAATCTTTTTCAGTTGAAACAAATTCTTCTAAATCTTTCATCATATCTTCAAATGAACATTTATACTTATACGATAAAAATTTAATAAATTGTGTAAACTTATCCATAGATTTGGATAATTCCCATTGTTTAATAAACTCGTTGAAAAAAAATTGACGTTTATCTTCTATTATATTTTCAGGGGATATAAAAGAGACACAGGCGAATTTTTGTCCTGCCAAGGCACGGTCTTCTTCTAATAAATCAATATACTCTGGATTAGGAGAACCGTTTATGAGACGCGCATTCTGACGTTTAGAAGACATATATATTGGATATTAAGAAATCTTTAAGTATTAATTTCATACAAATTTTTTTTCTTTTACTACTCTATAATGAATATTTCGGGCGTAGATTTTAATGAATTACTTAAGCGTGCAATTAAATATATAGTGGAAGGTCTAATGGTAGCCATTGCCGCATTTGCGATACCTAAAAAAAGTATTAATTTAGATGAAATCGCACTCATTGCATTGACTGCAGCGGCTACATTCAGTATTTTGGATACTTATATTCCTAGTATGGGTGTAAATGCGAGAAGTGGTGCAGGCTTTGGTATAGGCGCAAATCTAGTAGGTTTCCCACGATAATTATATAGTCGGTATAAATTCCCAATCTAATTCATTGCATATTTTTTTCCATATTTCATCTTGCTCAATCCGTTTATATCTATCTTTTAGCATTGGAAAAAAGGGTAAAAAATCGGTTTCATCTAGTAATTCGCACAGTTTATATATGGTATAGTAATAATTTAAGAAATTTACTCGTACATCTGGACAAAATCTAGCATAGGGTGTTTGTATTTCCATAAATAAACTACACAATCGTTGTTCCAATTCAGGTTTCATTATAGGAGGTTTAATTCCCAATTTATCTTTTATATAAGGGATATGTTCGTAATATTTATTATATCCTAATTTTTTTAATATGGTTTTAGCACGATGATTGGTCAATTGTATAAGAATAATACGCTCTTTTTTCATTTGTTGTTCAATGTCTTCTATCACTTTAGATGGTATTTGGGTAGTCTCCTTTGCTTGAAACTGTGCAAGAATTTCTCTAAAATGATTTATACGCTTATAGGCATAAAAACATATTTCTTTATGTGGTTCCTTGTAACTACATCGTTCATTATCAATTAGATATTGTACGCTAACAAAACACATGTTACATACACATAGTCCTTCGTGTTCAATGAATATAAGTTCGCCTTTATTACAATGATTACAAATGTCCGTTTGATTTATAAACTTGTTAATGTCTAGGAATGCATCATCCACATTTGCAAGATATTTTTGTGCATTGGGTAATATATCGTTTTGTACTATGGAGGGGGAGTCCTTTATATTAAAGAATGTATTCAACGTTTTAGACGAAACATTACAATTACCTTCAGAATCAATCTTTTTATTTTCATAATAATCAAATATATATTTTGAATTATCAAGGTAGTATTTTGATTTATAGTGACGCAATTTTTTTATTTTAGAGGAAATAGAATGTATTTTGTCTTGTAGTTCAGTTTGTAGTTCAATATTGTCTGTATGTTTTAATTCTGTTTTTAACTTATATTTTTCAGTATGTAACTTAGGCAAAACAATATCTTCCTCGTATTTGATTTTCTCTAAAATGGACTTATGTTTAATATCTAAGGTTGTATTATATTTAACTGGGACTTGTAACGTTTTAGTTGGTTTGATTTTAAAAGACATTAATCTAATATTGGTATAGTTTTTAATACAATATTAGATTAAACGTTAATTATTATAAATTATTGTTTCATATATATTACAATGGAGGATAATACAATACAATTAATAAGACATATTACACAAGACATTGACTTTAACACCTTACAAAAGATGAAGTTTATATATAGCGCATTACAAGACGGTTGGTCCGTAACAAAAATTGCACGTAAATATGTTTTTACGAAAAAGCATGAGAATGACAAACAAATATTTGAAGAAGACTATATTAAGACATTTATAACTCATCATACGTCTATTTGAAGAATAAGGTATAATTCTATATTTTTTTTTCTTTTGTAATAATATAGAATGGGTGGAGGATTGATGCAATTAGTAGCCTATGGCGCCCAAGATGTTTATCTTACTGGCAATCCACAAATTACATTTTGGAAAGTAACTTATCGTCGTCATACTAATTTTGCGATGGAATCTATAGAACAAACCTTCAACGGTCAAGCGGATTTCGGAAGACGTGTAACATGCACCCTTGCGAGAAACGGTGACCTTGCTTATAGAACTTACCTTCAAGTAACTTTACCTGAAATCAATTCTACTCTAGCGCCTTTTGCGAGATGGTTAGATTTCCCAGGTGAGCAACTCATCGCGCAAGTGGAAGTTGAAATTGGTGGTCAGCGAATTGACCGTCAATATGGTGACTGGATGCATATTTGGAATCAATTAACACTATCCAAGGAGCAACAAGATGGTTACTATAAGATGATTGGTAACACCACGGCACTAACCTATATTACTGACCCCAGTTTTGCAAACGTGGATGGTCCGTGTGATTCCGATGCCCCCCGTCAAGTATGTACTCCTAGAAACGCATTGCCTGAGACCACTTTATACGTTCCATTCCAATTTTGGTACTGCCGTAATCCTGGTCTAGCGCTTCCACTCATTGCTCTTCAATACCATGAAGTTCGTATTAACCTTGATATTCGTCCCATTGATGAATGTCTATGGGCGGTATCTACTCTCGCATGTGAATCCGGTTCGTCCACCAATGTAAAATCTAGTCTTGCCTACGCTCAATCCCTCGTAGCAGCCTCGCTATACGTAGATTATGTGTTTTTAGACACGGATGAACGTAGACGCATGGCACAAAATCCTCACGAGTACCTCATTGAGCAACTACAATTTACAGGCGACGAATCGGTTGGCTCGTCTTCTAATAAAATTAAGCTTAACTTTAACCACCCGTGTAAGGAACTCATTTGGGTGGTTCAACCAGATGCAAATGTAGATTACTGTGCTTCCCTTGACTGTAATTCCGTGTTGTACAAAACTCTTGGAGCTCAACCCTTCAATTATACGGATGCCGTGGATGCTCTTCCAAACGCCATTCATGCCTTTGCTGGTCCAGAATCCATAGGTGACAACGCAGGAGACTTTATTACCGCATCTGGATTGTTTCACGACGCGGGTGCAGCAGACGCTGCCGCTGGTGGTGATTATTGGAGTACAAATATGGCACTCTCGGGATCGGACTTGTATAATAGTGCAGGCGGTCAGTATGGATTTGGTGATGTAGGAGGTGGTGTAACCTCTTCGGTTTCCGACGCGGGTTCGTTTGTACTCAGTGAGACTGCTCTTACAATGCATTGCTGGGGTGAAAATCCAGTAGTCACTGCCAAACTTCAATTGAACGGACAAGACCGATTTTCGGAACGTGAAGGTACTTATTTTGACCTTGTACAACCGTTCCAACACCATACCCGTAGTCCAGATACCGGTATCAACGTATATTCGTTCGCATTGCGTCCAGAAGAACACCAACCATCTGGAAGCTGTAACTTTTCGCGTATAGACAATGCCACCCTTCAACTTGTGTTATCGAATGCTACTGTAGAAGGTACCAGCACTGCCAAGGTACGTGTATATGCTGTAAATTACAACGTTCTTCGTGTAATGTCTGGTATGGGTGGTCTAGCCTATTCCAATTAATCGTATATGATGGGACCATTCTATAAAATATACACTATTCGTCCATACGGTATTTATGATATCGTCCTCAAATATATCAAACAATTCTTTTAATAAATCGGTTTCATCCGGATTTTCCAGTTGAATCCTTTGTAAAGAATATAGTGTATTGTATCGTGCTATACACGCGAGCCCAATGCATCGTTTAAACAACATTTTAAACAACATTTTATACTTACCAATGATATAAAATTATGATTCATTTTTATATGATAAACATACTCATATAAAAATAACTGGAAACTATACCTAAAAATGAAGTTATCTTCTATAAAATCACAAGGATACTTTGTAAATGGATTAACTTTTATTTATAATGTTGTTTTAGAAATAATTTATATATTATATGAAAAAAAAGTGAAATATTATGGAAAATAACAAAGGTATAACATTCTTTGAACCAATATTCTCAATTAAAATACCAAGTTTATTTTTACACCATGTACAGTTCAAACTACGGTTTAGAAGTTAATGAAACTTCGTCATATATATGCGAAAATGTTTCCAAATTAATATTTTTTTCATCTAAAATATTTTTTAACTTATTAAATAAATATATCTTATCATTTATCATTTTATCAAAATCTATAAATATTGTATTTATATCATATTTAGTGCTTATACATATATACTTAGATAAAATATCCTTATAAAACTCGATTTGAGATAAATAGTCTGTAGCATTCCATAATCCCCCATCGTGTGACCCATGATTTGTTCGTGAAATTGCGGATGTTTTTAAGTCACGAATTGGTATTATAACAGTTTTTATTTTTATGGATGTATCTTTTACAATATTCTCTATATTAAGCATAAAACACGGATTTTTTAATATATAATGAGGACTGTTATATTTAGTTTCCATACCAGAATTACAATTACTAAAAATATGTTTTTCATAATTTTTTCTATTGTATCCTGTATCAAAATCTAAAAAACTAAATAATTTAATTAAAAAAGTTGTTCCACAACGCCCAGTTCCAGTAATTAGAATTTTTTCCATATATATATATATATAATACTATTATATGAATACGACGCGTAAACTCAAACTATATTCGTCCAAAAGAGATGTAAAATCACTTATATATCGTCTTTTACAATCTTTGATGATTGTAAAATTATACCATTGGAATACAAAGGTCTATTCCGTTCATAAAGTGACGGATGAACTGTACGATGCGTTGAATGATAAGATAGATTCGTTCGTAGAAGTATTACTTGGAAAACATACTATACATAAAACAAGTCTATTAGACATTCATACCTTACATTTGAAAACGTTTAAACACCCAAATGCATTTATAAAATGGTTAGAACAATTCAAAACCTATTTAATACATGTAAATGAACTATTTAAACCAGAAGAAAATAGTGATTTATTTAATATTCGGGATGAAATATTATCCGAATTGAATAAAATTACATATTTGTTATCTTTTAAATAATATTCTAATAAAGTATGACTTCTACCAGAAATAAAAATACTATTCAGGATTATCGTATTGAATGTAAATCGTATGCTGACACTAGGCAATGGATACAATATCCCTATTCCACCTATGGACAAGCCTATGATGTATCTATACCATCCTTAGGTATAACTCCAAGCAGAATGCCTTGGAATACTCTTTCAAACAATCCAGTCGATATTGAAAGTAGTTTATTAGGTATAAACTCTACAAATTTAGTTTACCCTCAACCCGAGGTTATCCCTGAACTTAAGCATATACCGATGAAATCTTATTTTGAGACGATTCCTTTGATTTTACCTGAAACCTTTGTGGCCTCTTCTATACAACGTCCATTCCCTATCCCAAAATAGAGTTTCATTATGTCCAAGAACGAGTTCATTTGAATCCGTATCTGTTTATCGTAGAATGCTTTTACGGATACCTTCGTAAATAATAAATGGTATATATAATTTAAAACATAATTCATTAGTATAGTATGGATACACAAACTACAAAAAGCAAAGTATCTCATGAAAAGTTAATTTCATTCAAAAAAATAATTCGTGAAATGATACATGATTTACTTATTACTTTTCCAGAATTAAAACAATCACTGGATGTAGATTTACAATTAATTTGTCAAACGCCCGAGGATGATTCTAGCGACGAGGCAACCAGTCGTGTTTTAACCTATTGTATGGGAGTGTTACCCGAACGATTCATACATATTATATATATGGACGATGCCATGTTTGAAAATATAGAATATGATCTTAATTTTCTACCCGGTATTAATTACAGGGTATTATGGAAAGAACATTTAACAGAGACAACACGTAAAAACATTTGGAGATATCTTCAACTCTTATTGTTTTCATTGATATCTGACATTACAGACAAAAATATGTTTGGGGACACTGCAAACTTATTTACAGATAACGGTGGGGTAGAACAATTCAAACAAAAATTAGAAGAAACCATGCATGATATGAAAGAAATGTTTGAAGGAATGGAACATACGCCTAATCCAGACGTGTCGGCAGAAAATGTATTTGACCACATGAATGAGATGATGAATGGAAAATTAGGAAAAATCGCAAAGGAACTCGCAGAAGAGACTGTAACCAGTTTAAACATAGATGTAAATGATTCAAAAGGTGTTACAGAGGTAATGTCAAAAATGATAGGTAGTCCAGCGGCTATGATGGAGATGGTTAAAAATGTAGGATCAAAACTGGATGATAAAATTAAATCTGGAGAGATTAAAGAGAGTGAATTACTAGAAGAGGCATTAAGTATGATGCAGAAGATGAAAGATATTCCTGGTATGAAAGACATTCAAGATAAGTTAAATAAAATGGGATTTGGTTCTAATAAGGTGAATCATTCTGCGATGAAAACTCAAATGGAACGTAATATTAAGAAAGCCAAGTATAAAGAGTATTTGCGAACACGTACAAACCACAAAGTACAAACCACTGAAATGTCTGCTGAGGAATTATCTCAAGCCACAAAAAAATCAGACGATATTTGCACGGAACTACTTAAAGAACCAGAGAACAAAATATTTACAAGTGGTCCAAAAGCGGAACGTAGTTCCAATAAAAAAAAAGGTAAAGGTAAAAAATAAATAATTAAAATGGTATATATTGTTATATGCAAACTGAATTGTGGATAAACCAACCAACTGTATTGTTTCGTTCAAATAAAATACAAGAATTATGGCCTACCAAAACTATGAAGATGAACGAAAAAATTAACGCATTGACGAGATTGATTATAGTATTATCTATATTAGGATATTTAATAACAAAAAATGTATCCATATTAATTACGGGTATAGTGTTAATCGGTATCCTACTTGTATTGAATTACATTTATAATAAACGAAATAAAATATCTAGACCAATAGAAGGGTTTGGTGGTTTGAACCAAACGAATACATTAACCAGTTCTCCTTCTAAAACGAACCCAATGATGAATGTATTATTACCTGAAATACAAGATGACCCCAAACGTCCCCCAGCAGCACTCTCTTACCGCCCAAAAACGATTGCAAACATAAATAAAAGTACACAGAATATGGTAGTAGATACATTTGACAATCCAGAGGGTATTGAAGAACGTTTATTCAAGGATTTAGGAGATAGTTTTGTATTTGACCGTTCCATGATACAGTTTAACTCCAATCCAAGTACTACCATACCCAACGATCAACAATCTTTTGCTGAATTTTGTTACGGAGATATGATTTCGTGTAAAGAAGGCACTTCCATGGCATGTAATCAAACGATGGCACCTAGATGGACCAATCACTAAGTTTATTTGGCATTGGATTTGTCTTCTATTCGTTTCAATAAATCAAAGTTATAAATTAAATTACCCGTCGGTTTATAGGTATGAATGTCTTTGTATCCAGGTTTAGCAGATAATGAAACCGATTTCGTTTTGGTCATCATCAATGTATTTGGGTCCGTAACTAGCTCTTGCTTTCCGTGTTCACTTGTAACGGTTTTGGGGTTTCCCCAACCATCAATTTGTACTCCAGTTTGTTTACGAATTTCTTCACGCACATAACTAGGTGTCCAATTTTTCCATGATATAAATAACAAGTTGGGGTGTATATATTTAATTACAAATCCGTTCTCTCTTAATTTATCAATGATATAGGCTATACAAGAATCATTATCGTATTTAGGCAATCCTATGATAATTTCTGGAATGACATACCAACAATGTTGTGTATTTGGATTGATTCTAGAATTATAACGGATCCTTGTATGTATTCTTTGAAGAATACGATTAAATACATTCAACGTATTTAAATCATGTTTTTGTTTACGTTCATACAATTCATCCAAATTAATTTTATTATCACAAATACCGTCTTTTAATGTAAATATAGTATCCATATTTACATTTCCATAGAAAAGTATTAAATATATATAACGTAACCTTTATAATGAACATAAAATGTTTGGTTATATCCGGAGGAGGACCTACTGGATTACTATCTTATGGTGCCATTAAATCTACGCATATCCGTAAGATGTGGACGTTAGAAGAACTTGACTCTATTTATGCCTCGTCCATAGGCGCATTCATTGCATGTATCATTGCATTAGGATACGATTGGGATACCACGGATAAGTATCTCATGGAACGTCCATGGTCCAATTCCTTTGACTCTATACAAACCGATATACTTGAAATGTTCCATCAGAAAGGTATGGACGGTGAAAGTGTGTTTCGCCTATGTATGGAACCTTTATTGAAAGCAAAAGATATTCCTATAGAGGTTACACTGGAAGAGTTTTACCATAAAACACATATAGAATTGGTGTTTACGGTTACGGAATTGAATAGTACTACCGGACTAGTTACAGAATTGATTTCATATAAAACGTATCCAAACATGTCTTTGATTCAGGCAATTGCTTCCACGACCGCTTTTCCTATGTTATTTAAACCTATATTTTACAAAGAGAAATGCTTTATGGATGGAGGACTGCTTCATAATTTACCAATAAATGTATGCTTAGAACATTCTGGTTTCAACCTAGATGAAATATTAGTATTTGGAACAATCAAAACGTCTCGTATACAAACTATACAGGATACAACCTCTTTCCTAGATTATTTTAGAATATTAATGAATAAATGTCATAAAAGTTTAGATACTAGTACAGAACAAACCGTTGTGCCATTTACAATTTTATCTTATGCCGATGATATAAAAGATGTAACCATGTGGTACGAGGTGTTATGCAATCCTGTATTACGAAAAGAATTGGTTCAAAGAGGCGAACACGATGCAAACGAGTTTATCAACTCAAGGACTGGTTTAAAAACTGATTTAAAGTGTTGATATCCGGTTTTGCGTCATATTCTACAATGGTATCATTATAATTTAATTTTATAGTTGGATATCCAGTTACTTTAAATTTATCTGCCGTAGATTTATCTTTATCACAATCTACCTCAATAAAATTAATAATTACTCCAGAACTGTGTCCATTGGTCGTAATGTCTTCTTTAAACTTACCCCAAATCGGTTTGGCACTTTTACAATGAGGGCACCAATCGGTATAAAAGAAATAAAGGTCTGCGTTACCCTTTGTATCAGAAGAGGTTGTTGTTGTATATTCTTTATTTGCAACATAGGTTGCATGGATTCTAGGTTTAACATAACTGTTATATACCCATATTGCTATACCTATGAATAATAATGACAATCCTAACACTACGATTATATTTCTATTAGACATTGCTTTTTTCACGGTTTCTTGTAACGTCATTATACTATATATTATATTATTTGTAATCTCTTAACGAATATAAAGAATATAATCTATATGTAGTGAATGATTGTTCGTAATAAGCAAGGAATGTTATTCTTGGTGGAACGTCGTGATTATAATACGGATATAGAGTATTATAATCGTATACGTTATATATTGTTTGGGACTATACCTAGACCACCCCATGTATCCAACGTATTATTATCTACCATTCATAAATCTCCATTATAAGTTTCTAAATCTATTATAATGTACGTACGTAAACATACAAGACGTGTATACAGAAAGAGTGATTATTATAGTGGAGATGGGATGCTAACGGCAGTCTGGGGACCTGCCATGTGGCACTATTTACATACAATGAGTTTTAATTATCCGGTGGAACCAACCCAAAAGGATAAAACACATTACAAGGACTTTATACTTAATCTACAATATGTTTTACCTTGTAGACTTTGTCGTGAGAATTTATCTTTACAATTCAAGCAGTATCCTTTATTAGATTCTCACATGTCTTCTAGGGATACCTTTTCCAAATATATATACCTATTGCATGAACGAATCAATAAGCGATTACACAAAAGGTCTGGATTGTTGTATTCCGACGTACGAGATTTATACGAACATTTTAGGGCACGATGTACTATAAAACATACCCTAAAACGTAAGAAAGAAACGGGTTGCACCGACCCAGTATATGGTAAAAAGTCAAAATGTATAATAAAGATTGTACCACAAGAAGATAAATGTAAAACGATGCAAGTAGATCGTCGTTGTATCAAACAACGTTGAATTACATTCCAAAGGAACTAAAATCCGTTAAAATAGGCATTGGTAAATAGGAAGAATCGCTAGAACGATAATTAGGTACTTTTTTGCAGTCAAACGCTGGTTCTGGACATCTTGCGCAGGATGGACACGGAGGAGGAGCGTCGTTTCT